CAAGTATTTGCAGGAATTTGAGTGTTCATTCGATGCAAGCGTTGAGGGGTCATATTATGGAACACTACTTCAAGAGATAGAGCAAAAGAAGCATATGCAAGAGATTCCCAGAGAGGAACTAAGTAGGACTTTTACTGCTTGGGATTTAGGAATGGGTGACTCTACGTCTATCTGGGTGGCTCAATTAGTGGGTACTGAGGTGCGCCTAATCGACTACTACGAGAATCACGGAGTAGGTTTAGACCATTATGTGAAGTGGATTAAGGACAACGACTATCTCAAAGCAGAGCATATTCTGCCCCATGACGTTAGGGTCAGGGAACTTGGGACAGGTAAGAGCCGAATGGAAATGCTTGAGGAGGCTGGACTAGAAGTCAAGATTGCACCCAGAATGGGACTAGATGATGGCATCCAAGCGGTAAGAAGATTGTTGCCAAGGTGCTGGTTTAATGTTCCTAAAGTGCAAACAGGACTGAACTGCCTGAGAAACTATCGCAGAGATTACGATGAGAAGCGTAAGATATTCTATGAAAGACCACTACACGATTGGTCTAGTCATGGCTCTGATTCTTTCCGTTACTTAGCCCTTGGATTGGATGAAGGACATTCAACATGGTCTAAGCCTATTAACTCAGCACCGAAATGGATTGTTTAATGTATGTACAAATGCAGGGTGTAAATCTAGCACCTAAAGTAAAAGAACTTGAAATGCGACTCGAAATGCTTGAAAATGTGGTAAAGGAGTTACAATCATTAAAACCCCGAATGGGACGCCCTCCAAAGGACAAAAATGGTACAGAACGAACTGAAGTCAATTCTTCAAGCGGAGATTGATGATGCAATTGGCTACATTGAAACAGAAACTGTTGACCAGCGCAAACAGGCTTTGGAGGCTTATCTACGACAGCCCTATGGTAATGAAGTTGAGGGTAAGTCTCAAATCGTTACTGGCGAAGTAGCAGAAGCAATTGATGGTGCGTTACCTAGCTTAGTTCGTATCTTTACAGGCTCAGACAATATCGTAGTCTTTGAGCCACAAGGCCCGAGGGACGAAGCCTCTGCAAAACAGGCCACAGACTACTGCAATTGGGTTTTCTCACGAGACAATGCTGGTGTAGCTATTCTGCATGATTGGTTCAAAGATGCATTGATGCAGAAGAACGGCATCGTTAAGGCTTATTGGGAAAACAAAGAAGACATTACAAAAGAGCGTTACTTTGACTTGTCTGATGACGAGTTAGCAATGCTGATGAGTGATGAGACTATGGAGATTGTCGAGCAAGATACGACAGAGTTTCCTATCTATGACCCAATGGGTCAGCCAGTAATTGACCCAACAGGTGTACCTGTCGTGGGTTCTACGCACAATGTCGTAGTCCAAAAGCGTAAGAAATCAGGCAAAGTTACGATTGAGAACGTACCCCCAGAGGAGTTCTTGATTAGCAAGAAAGCTAGAACTATTGCTGATTCACCATTCGTAGCCCACAGGCAGATGTTAACTCGTAGTGACTTGGTTGCTATGGGTTTTAACAAGAAGCAAGTCGAAGGCTTACAGATGGATGATGCTTTGGCTTATACGCCAGAGCGTGTGGCTCGTTACTCTGCTGGTGAGCAACCTTACCAAGTTCAGACTGATGACCCCTCAATGCAAGAGATTGAAGTTTTTGAGTGTTATGTCAAAACTGATATGAATGGGAAGGGCATTGCTGCTCTGACTCAAGTCTTCTACGCTTCAAACGAGATTCTTCAAGATGAAGATGGTAAGGAAATGGTTGAGGAAGTTGACTATGTTCCTTTCCACTCAATCTGTCCTATTCCTATCCCACACAAGTTCTTTGGTAACTCGTTGGCAGATAGGACAACAGACTTACAACTGATTAAGACCACTATCACTCGTCAGATGTTAGATAACTTATATCTGACAAACAATGCACGTGTGGTTGCTGTTGAGGGTCAAGTAAACCTTGACGACTTGCTTACATCTACCGCAGGTGGTGTTATCAGGGCTAAGTCACAGGGTGCTGTTCAACAGTTAGTTGTTCAGAACGTGGCGCAAGCTGCTTTCCCAATGCTTCAGTATTTGGATACAGTTCAGTCTAAGCGTACTGGTGTATCTGATGCTTCACAGGGCTTAGACCCTGCTATCTTGCAAAACGTGACTGCTGCTGCGGTAGCTTCAATGCAACAAGCTGGCGCAGGTAAGATTGAACTAATGGCTCGAATCTTTGCTGAGACAGGCGTTAAGTCTTTGTTCCAAGGCATCTTGCATTTACTCTGCAAGTACCAAGACAAAGCACGAATGGTTCGTATGCGTGGTGAGTTCGTAGAGTTTGACCCTAGAACATGGGCTAACCAATATGATGTGTCTATCAATGTTGGTTTAGGTGCAGGTAACCGACAAGAGCAGATGGCTATGTTGTCTATGGTTCTTGCTAAACAAGAGCAGTTGATTGCTCAGTACGGCCCTGCTAACCCTTACGTTTCACCTGCTCAGTATCGTGGCACATTGGGACGCATGGTTGAGATTGCAGGGTTCAAAGATTCTGCTGAGTTCTACAAGCCTATTACGCCAGAGCAAGACCAAGCGTTGAGTAATCCTCCTCCACAAGAGCAACAGATGCCTCCAGAAGTTCAAGCAATTATGGCTAGGACACAGGCTGAGATACAGGCTAACCAAGCCAAAGCACAAGCCGACATTCAGTTGAAGCAACAGCAACAACAGATTGACATGGAGATGGCGCAACAGAAGGCTGTTCTTGAAATGCAGATGATGCGTGAGAAGGAAGCTGCTAAGTTGCAATTAGAGCGTGAGAAACAACAGGCTTACTTTGCTATGAAGCAACAAGAGTTTGAAGCAGAAGCACAACTGAAAGCAATGAAGATTGGTGCTGGCATTACATCTAACGTAGAGATTAGGGGTTAAACATGGCACTTACTGTAGAAGACCTGTACAGACAATATGCTGGTCGTGAATCAGACCCAAGTGGAAAGGCTTTTTGGGAGGCTGGATTTGGTGAAACTATTGATGCAAATGAAGTTGCTAGTTTTATAAATGCTGTTGCCCAAGCGAGAGCGCAAGGTACAGAGCCAGCAGCTACAACAGTAGCACCTCAAGCGACTGAAGCATCTACTGCCCCTATCAATCCTACAGTTAAGCTGTATCAAGATACATTAGGCAGAACACCATCTCAAGAAGAAATTGATAGTTGGAATTTTGGTTCTACTATTGAGCCACAAGAACTTAATAGTTTTCTTGGTGCTGCACGAAATGAAGCTGTTGATACCAAGCCTACAACAGGTGCAGTAGCTAACATAGCTAAACAGATTTTGGCTCAAGGGACTACAGATAAATGGAGTGGTCAAGGGTTTGGTTCTGCTGAAAAGAACGCTTATGACATGGCTGTAATGTTGGCTGGTCAGGGCATTACTGACATTAACCAATTTGGTAAAGCTACAATAGAAGTTCCTACATATGGAACTGATGACTATGGAAATCAGATTGAAACAGGGACGCAAACAGTAACTCAGTTTGTTAATAAAGCAACTGGTGAGCCTATAAATTCATACTATGACAGAGCAGGTGGTGATGTTTGGGGAGGAACTTTTGCTGGAAAAGGCTCTACTTCTTATGGAGTTCAGTTCGATGATGCTGGTAAACCTATTTTTTATACCCAATATGGTGGCTCTACTTCCGATATAGGTCAATTGATGCCAGTTATTCAGCTTGCATTAGCTGCAACTGGTGCAGGTGGCTTGCTTGGTAATGCCTTGTTAGGTACTGGTGCTAGTCAAATAGCTTCAAGTGCATTGGGTAATGCAATTCTTGGGGGTGCTACAACAGGTCTTGCTGGTGGTGATGTTCTTAAAGGCGCATTGCTTGGTGGTGCAGGTGGCGCATTAAGTGGTTATCTGCAAGGTGCAAATGGTGTAACGCTTGGTAACGCTAGTGACATTGCAATTGAGATGGCAGACGCTGGCTCTACTTTGGCAGAAATTGAAGCATCATTAGCAAGTCGTGGATTTGGCGCAGATGTTATTGCTGATTCTTTAAAAGATGCTACAAATGCAATGTTACCAAAAGCTGCAAATGTACCTATGGATGGTTCTAGTTTAGTGGATACTGTTAATGTTGTTGCGCCATCGGGTGCTCCAGCAATTTCTACTAACGCATTAACTAATATTCTTTCACAAATTCCAAATATAGTTGATGTTAGTAATATTTTTAAGGCTGGTGCTCCTCCTCCCAATATTGAAGTTAAAGATACAAGACCTATAAAATCTGATATCCCAGTAATTACTACAACTTCACCACCTGTAGGTACTACTCCTACAGTTACAAATCCAACAGGCACAGTCCCAACCACTAAAGATACATCATTAACTCCATCTGATGTTATTAAGATTCTTGGAATTGGAACTACTATTGCAGGAATTAACGCTGCTACTGGCGGTGGTGGTACTTCTGGTGGGGTTCAATATCCAATTGTTGATGTTCCTGCTAATTGGGCTACTCCTCCAAAGACAAGCGTTGCCCCTGCTACTGTATTGCCTCCAATTAACTTTGGCGACAGAAACCTACTAATTGGTACTCAATGGGAAAAGTTCCTAGACCCCAACTATGGTCAAATACCAGAGCCTATTCAGTATTCACAGCCATCTAGCTTGAGTTACAACGATTTAATGGGCATCTTGGGTAGCAAACAAGGTTACCCTGCTAAATCTAGCTTGAGTATTAACGACATTATTTCTGGAATACAAAATCAGTATGGACAAGCACCTAGTAGCGCAATGGGCTAAAAACCTGTTAAATGATGACTTTTTCAAAGAAGTCATAGATAATTTGAAAAAAGAGCAGATTAGTGTAATAATTAACACAAGTGGGGAAGAATGTGATAAGCGTGAAGACGCTTACAGGCACATTAAAACTATTGAACTACTTACAGGACACCTAGAAGGCTTGGCCTCGGAAACTGTGATTAGAGAGAAGAAGTGGAAGATTCTGTAG